AAGGCCAGACATTGCCTCGCCCCACACCTTCTCGATTAACCAGTCAAGAGCCTGCACTTCACCGGACAAATCCACATGCTTATCGTTCAAAGCCCTGCCGGTGACGGTGAAGTAACGACCTTCGCGGTATAGCTCAACACCGACTTCTTTCTTGGTGCGGCTGCCGTCGAGGTTCGTCTTGGCGAACAGCTTGATGCCTGTCCCTGACGGGCTGACCTCGGCGTAACCCTTGACTCTGGCTAAAACTTCTATTGAGAAATCATTCAGTTTGCCGGTGACGGGGTCGCGGCAATCATCCAGATCGATGCCTTGCACGTCGGACCCGAGAGTCAGACCAATACCGTCGAAGTCTCCAACCATCCATGCGTCGAGCGCGTCATCGTAACTGCACCACGTTCGTGGGTCAGTCGTGGATGCCGGAGCGCCGCTAGTTTGGAATGGAACCTTGGTCCAGAAAATTGTGCCGTCTGGCTTTTTCTTTTTGATGTATTTCCAAAGCAGCCACCTCGGTATTTCTTTAAGGCTGCCCGGGATTGCCGCCGGCTGAACCGACAAAGCAACGGGTTTTGTGTCGGTCATTCGTCTCTTTCCGTGATGTTGTAGAACCAATCATCCCCTGCGGTCCACTTGCGTGTGCCGTCTACCGTCCATATTTTTTGAGCGGCTTGGAAGTCCGGAAACTTGACCTCGTTAGGGATTAAAGACTGGTCGTACCACAAGCAACGGTTGTTTGGCTGCGTAGCAAACTGCCCGTTTTCAAGTCGAATAAAGTTAAAGCTCTTATGCTCTTCCGCCTGCTCTGTAAAGCCGGTGTCTACATCTAATCCATCAGCGCAGAAGTCAACTGTGAATAGGTAAGTGCCGTGATACCACTGCTTGTCCTTGCCCAAAAACTTGACACCTAAATTCCGCAAGCTAATTTTTTCAATGATAGTAAAGCGATAGCCCATGCAATCCCACAACTGCAAAATATCGATGGGGGCCTCGCCTGCTTGGTCACGCCATACGTAAGCGTGGATTGGCAGCTTGTCATACAGCGCGCCGTAATTCGGCAGCAAAGATTCAATGCGAAACACTTGGCCGCGCAAAGCCTTGAGGCTGATCCAGATGGCAGGCTCTAATTCGCCATGGCCTTTTTCAAAGTTGTACAGAAATTCGCGTTTGACAAAACATTGAATTGGCGGCAATGAAGCAACGATATAGCTCATGTGTTTTTTTCCTTTAATTTGGCTTCAAGCGCACGCTCGTAACCCCATTCATCTTCTTCTTCCCTGTCATCCAGAGAATCCATGTAATCGCCAAACACATCAGCAATTTCTTCATCAGTAAGTCCTATCCACGATCGTGCGGATTCTGTTTCTTTTTTGTCCGAAGTTTGTATACTCCTTTCGGACGTGCGGATTTCTTCAAACAGCTTATCTCTCAGCTCGTCACGCTGCCTTAAAATGCAAGCGTGTCGGTCGCAGTAGTACCCGCAGCTATGTATGTCGTAATCGCTCATAACTCCTCCCCGTTTTGTTCGGCTTGTTTATTCATGTCTTGTAGCCCCCTTGCGCGGATAGCCTCAACAATTCGGTCGCCTGTTTTCATAATGGCGATTGCAATAATCATTAATGAAACAAAAATTACTGCTTCTCCAAATGTCATAATCATCCCAGCCCCCTTGCGCGGATAGCTTCTCTAAACGCCATTGCTGCATCCATCAGAGCAGCCTCGTAAGCATCAAGCGGAGATATATTTGTATAATCACGATCTGGCGTAGTTAAGTGAACTTCAACACTTGCACACGCTTCGCGCTCTGCTGCTGCGCTTTGTTCTTCAACTAAATTGCACAGTTTATAAACAGCTTCGCCAACCACCACAATGCCGTTTTCTCGCATTAGTTCATCAACTTGATCCCTAGTCATGATTGCCCCTTAGTCTTTGTCGTATAACGCACGTTGTTGAAGCAGCGTTTTGCGTATGCCGTTCAAACTGTCTGAGAGAATAAAAGCTGCAATGAGAATGGGTTTGTCCGCATCGGGCAAACCGTTAACTGCGATCTTGCAGTCTTCGAGAAGGTCTTTGAAATAGTCAGCGCGTGAAATACTCACCGTGATCTCCTGAAAAAATTACCGCCAACCGGGCGGATCGGTGTCCCCGTCTTTCCGGGGTGTCAATCAGGTCATCGAGCGAGTATCTACGTGAAGGGTACCCGACCCTGACTGCCGTTGTTACATCGCCACCTACGGCTGGGCTAATGGCATCCCGGTGCTGGCGGTAAAAACTGCAGCATGGCTTTTTGTACGGCGTCTCTAAAAGCAACCATAACGCTTTCGTCACATCCCAGAATAATTTTGATATCCTCTTCAGGCAATACGAATACCAATTCGTTCCCAGCCGAGATAGATTGCAAAGCACCCATGGATATAAGTAAACGATATTCAGGCATTCGCGAATAATACAGGCAGGCCAAACTGTGCGCAAGCTTTCCTAACCTTGCCGGGTGTTGCATCGTGTTGCATGCGGTGCTATCATCCGGAAACTTCAAAAAGGATAACTATGTCCAAGAAGACAAAACAACCTGCAACAGATCGCCCAACCAGCATCCTCGACCAGCGTTTTAAATATGTACCGGCCAGTGCTACAGACCTAGCCAAAAAGTTTAAAGCGATACGCAAAGAACAGGCAGCGTTGGAAGCAAAGAAGGAGGCCGGCTCCGTAGTAAGACAACTTAGGAGAACCGGATGACTCAATCCCATACTCGATACAGCAATTTAACTTTAGATGAACTACTAAATATCTGTGATAACCACTACGCAAACGACCTTATCGTCGAACTCCGGCAGCGTTTGGAGGAAACGGCAGATAAATTACAACAACTCAATGAGCAACTCCAAGGTGGTTGCGCCCATTGTGAAGACGAAACCAATTAAGGAAGACGGCAATGAACATAAAAATTGAAACCCCCGAATTAGTTGCGGCCATTCTCGAACTAGCCGAGGCAATGCGCACCAACCAAGTCACCCAATCAGTAGAGAAGCCAAAGGCCAAAGCTGCCAAACCCGCAGTCGAGGCACCTGCTCCCAAGGCAAACACGGAAGTAACTCTTGAAGAGGTTCGCGCACGACTTGGTGAGCTTTCATCCAATGGTAAGAAGGAAGAAATTAAAAGTTTGTTTGCTAAGTTTGGCGTAGCCAAGTTGACTCAACTGGACCCTGCGGAGTACGGTGAGTTGTTAGCTGCAGCGGAGGCCCTATGACTACAGTCACTCTGCGTATATGGGACGAAGGCGATGAGCTGAAGATGGAAGCCACATTGGATAACCCCGACGCGATCAACGAAGCACCGACGGGTGCGTTGATCTTCGGCAGCTATCTGGGTGCCAACACTGCAGCGATTGTCGAGGACGCTATGCGTTGGTACCAGCAGCAGGTAACCACCGCACCACCGGAGGTGTACATGCCAAGGGATAAGGAGATCAAGCTATGACTTACTCCGAGCGATTTAGCGTGATCTTGGCTTTCATATTAATTTTCATAGGCTCGTCAGCATTAGCGGGTTTATGGGCGGCTTTTGCGTTTTGGCACGCGAAACAATTTTTTAGGTTCTTACCATGAATGACTTGCGAGATTTCTATGCGGGATTAGCGATGCATGCTTTTATAACGTATGCACTTAAAGATTATTTGCCAAAAGAATTACCGTTTGAAAATATTGCAGCGACATCACTTGCGATGGCCGACGCAATGTTGGAGGAGAAAGAAGAATGAAAGCGTTTCCGACACACAGAGAAGAGGGCATGGAGTTGCGCGATTACTTTGCAGCTAAAGCTATGCAGTCAATTGTTTCTAAGTACGGCGATGAACCACCATACTTAGATTTAATGGACGATGATGAGTCTGCTGATGACGCGATTGCTCAATGGGCTTATGAGTTGGCCGACGCAATGATTAAACATAGGGAGAAGACAGGTGAGTAATCCGGTACCCGTCAAGCTGCACGCAAAGCTATCCGCCTCTGGTTCTGAGAAGTGGATGACCTGCCCACCGAGCGCGAATATGGAAGAACCTTTTCCGGATGAGTCATCGGTGTTCGCAGCCGAGGGTATATTTGCTCATGCGGTATTTGAGCAAGAGCTGTTAATGTTTCTTGGCCGACCTTTCCCAGACTTGGACCCGACCGATGTCGAGCAATACTATAGCCCGGCTTTGCATGACTATGTTTTGGAAGCAGTGAGTGCGGTGGTTGAGCGAATCAAAGAAGCGTACACCGTATGCAAGGACCCGAAGATTTTAGTCGAGCAAAGGTTGGACTTTAGTCCTTGGGTACCAGAAGGTTTTGGTACGGGTGACGTGGTGATCGTGACTGATTCGCTGATTGAAGTTATGGATTTAAAGTATGGCAAAGGTATTGTTGTTGACGCAGAGGACAATAGC